ACGCCGCTCCCCGCCACGCCCGCATGCAGGATGTCCACCGCCTCATCGAAGATGCCGCCCCCGACCGACAGCGTGCCCTTGACCATCCCCACGGGCGTATGCTGCTCGGAGGCCACCCCGAACGGATTGCTCTGCTGCGTGATCGCCTCGTTCGCGCGCGTGATCGTCTCCGTGAGCGCGGCCGTCAGCACATAGCCGTCGACCAAGACGCTCACGTTCGTCGAGCTGTATTTCGCCATGCGCTACTCCTCAGCCGGGTATTCGTATCCACAGGCTTGACAGGTGGCATGCGCCGGACCAAACCCCGACGACGGCACCCGCCGATCCGCCCCGGCCCCACAGGACGGGCAGACGGCCGTTGGCCGCCGGCGTGAGGCCTTCGGAGTCACGACCGCGACCTCGGGCACCAGCACGCGCGCGCGCAGGTCTGGGGGCAGGTGGCGGTCGGCAAACGGCACAGTGCGTCCCATCACATCCTCACGTCACGCTGACATGCACGGCAAACACCGAGATCCCGAGATACCCCGGGCCGCCTTCATCGAGACTGTCCAGTTCGGCAATCTCCGTGCCCTGCCAGTCCACCAACGTCACCGTCCACCCGGTCACGGCCGCCCAGGTCGCCGGCTCATCGAGCAAGGCCATCGCCGCGTCCAGAATCGTGACCACGCGGCTCTCCCCGTCCGCATCCGCGCTCGAGGTGAACACCCGCACGGGCACCGTCACGATGGCTCCGTAGGTCACACCCAAGGCGTCCTCGCCTATTTCCCGGCACGGGCCGAGGCTCACGTACGGCGTGGTCTGGGCGGTCGGCCGGTTGCGATACACCCCGCCCGGGCAGAGCGCCCGCAGGGACGCCACGTTCAGCGTGGTCAGCACTGCGTTCGCCACCGCATTGATCGCGCTCCGGCGGGCCATCAGAGTTTCCCCCGCGTGCGCAGGATCTTGATGGCATTGTCATACCCGACCCAGGCCGGCGGGATGAACACCTGGTCGTTCCCGCGCGGGGCATACCACATGCGGATGAGGTAGCGCATCGCGTGGCGCACCAGCTCCGGCACCGCCGTGCCCGACGCCCCGTACCCCACGCTGCAGCGGATCACAATCCCCGCCATGTGCCGGATGTCGGTCGGCCAGACCTGGTTGTCGGCGAGTTGCACGCGGGGCGGGGCACTCGCCAGATCCACCTGGTAGACCGTCGCCGCCACCGTGCTCTGCACGCCGGCCACGGAGGTGACTTTGATACTGTCCACCGCCGTCAGCGGGGCAAAGGGAATCTCAATCGGATCGTCAGGGAAGGCGTCGAGGAACAGATCCCACTTCTGCGTGATGCAGAACAGGCCTGCGTCTTCCTCGACTTTCATCCGGGCGGTGGTGATGTACCCGTTGACGAAGGCTTCGTCGTCGTCGGCTGGCAGACGTAGGAAGGCTTTGACCTCGGCGTAGGTCAGGGGTTCAACCGCCGGTCCCTGACCCGTGACGAGCTGAGAGGCGCGATGCACATCGATCCATCTCATGTCGGCCTTCCGGCCCGTGAGGCCGCTCAGGATGTGGCGGGTGAGCCGACGCCCACCCGCCCACGACTGTCGCAGCTAGATGCTAACTTCCTCCCACGTGATCGCCACCTGGAAGAGCGCCGTGGTGGTCGCCGCCTGCGTGCAGAGGCTGATCGCCGTGCCAGGCGCGATGACGAAGTTGCCGTCATAGTCCGCGCGCAGCGCGAACGGCGCCACCGCCGTGGCAGCAACCCCCGTGAAGAGCGACAGCCCCGTGGGGCGCAGGAACACGGGCGCCACCGTGAACGTGTTGGTGGTCGGGCTCCACTTCGCCTTGTTGGTGAGCGCCCCGCCGAGCACCCCCACGGGCGCGACCAGCGTCGCGGTGGCAATCGGCGCACCCGTCGCGTGCGTCGACCCCGCGTTCAGGGTGTAGGCCCACTCGATCGCACCGGGCGCGTTGTTTCCGCTCACCCACGACAGCTCAAGCAGCACCACGCTGACGTAGTGGCCCGAGTCCACCGGGTTCCACAGCGTCGGGTGTCCACCGCCTGTGGCCGGCGCGATCAGCGCGATCCCACCCACGGCCGACACGCCCGTGTAGAGCTTGCCCCGCGAGGTCTGCTCGTAGTACTTGCCGTGGGCCGACGTGCAAATCTGCGCCCCGTCCCGGCTGGTACGGATGGCGTCGAAGGTCGTCAGGCCATCCTGGTCGTTCCGAATCCCGACGTACTGTGCTGGCATGTGCTCTCTCCTCTTGCACGCGGCACTATGCCGCCGTGACGGTCGCCCCTTCGTCGATCGGGAAGTACCACAAATCCCACTTCACCGAGCCCGTCTTCGTGGTCGTCGCAATCACGGCGATGTTGCCGGTGTTCACGATGAACCCGCTGTTGGCCGCCGACAGCACGGCGCCGGCGTTGCTCTTGACCAGCGCCGACCCCAGGCCATTGACGCGAATGAACCCGCCAATCTCCAACGAGGTAAGCGCCACCGTGGAGTTGAGCACCAGGGCGGTCCCGGTCGTGGCCCGCGAGGTCACACTGATGCCAGGGTCCGAGTTCTGGATGGTGTCCGTCACTTCCCCGATCAAGAGCGTGACTTCGACACGGCCCCCAGTGATCGTGAAATACGACGTGGTGACGCCCGTCGTCGGCAGCGCCGCCGTGGCCCTGGAAACGTGATAGCCCAGCCTCGCCGTCGTGAGCACGTCGCGTGATGCGTTGATGTCCATCTGTGCTCCCTTATACGGCGGTGCCGACCACAGCCGCGCCCAGGTCCAGCGGGTAATAGGTCAACGTCCACTTGGCCGCGCCCGTTTTGCTCGCGCCCGAAATGAGCCCGATGTTGCCGATCGGCACCACGCAGTTGCAGGGCACCGCCGTCGCCAGCACGGCCCCCGCCACCGAGAGCACAATCGCCGTGCCGTCCCCTTCGACGGACAGGAATCCGCCAATCTCGGCAGAGCTGCTATCCACCGTCGAGGCCAGCACGACCGCCGTGCCCGTCGTCGGCGCCGAGGTGACACTCAGCACCGGGTCCGTCCCTTCAAATGCCGTCGTCACTTCCGCGAACAGGCGCGTGACCAACACGCGCCCGCCCGTCACCGTGAACAACGCCTCACCAGGAGACACCACCGTCTGCGGCAAGGTGTCCAGCGCACGATGCACCGTGATGCCCTTGCCGAGATCGGTGACCGCCTGTGCGCCTGGAGTCGGTTGTGGATACATCCAGCCCTCCAGTTGTTAGACCAGCGTGGTGGCCTGCACATGCGCCGGATAGCGCAACTTGCCGACGCCGAACGCGGCCACGAGCATGGGGTTGCCAACCGAGGACAGGTTGAACGTCACCCACCGGGCGCCCGACACCAGCGTGTCACTGTCGATCTCGATGGCCACGGTCTTGTTCGCGTAGGTGCCCGCCGCCAGCGCCAGCCCGGCCACCGTCGCCACGGCCGTGGGCTCCCCGAACACGTCGGCACTCGCCGCCTTGAACGCGCCGGCACTGAGCCGGTACTTGAAGATGATCGGGGTGGTCAGCGCCGTCGCCAGCACCGACGTGGTATCCGCGTTCACGGTCAGGATGGAATCCCCCGTCACGGCCCCGATGATGATGTAGGCCGTGAAACTGTGGTACTTCCCCATGTCCACGGCGTCACTCACGTAGGCCGCGGCCGTCTTGTCCTTCGGCTCCAACAGCGGCACGTAGGCAAACGATTCACTCATTCTGCTCATGATGCACTCCTGCTATGCGCGGGTGGCCAGCACGATCAGCGGGCTGGTGGTCTTGGTCGAGCCACCCTTGAACGGGGTGACCGCCGACCGCGGAATCATCTGGCCATCCACGCGGTAGAACGCGCGGAACGTCTGCTCACCCTGGGTGAACCGCACGTGCATCGACGACGCCTGCTCCACGCCGCCCTTGCGGATGAGCCGGTACTTCTTCGGGTTGATGAGCACGATGTCGCCCACCGTGCCGAGCGTCGCGTTGTATTCGACCTCGATGACGGGGCGGCCCTTGATCGTCAGGATGCCCGCCGGCGAGTAGTTCACGAAGCGCGGCTCAAGCGCCGAGGTGCCCGCCGGGATGCTCAGCACATCGAGCTGCGGCCCGCAGTCGCCGTTGATGAGCCACACCGCATTGGACTTGTCGCGCGGGTGCATCCGCGCCCACATGGCCGAGAGATTCGCCGTGGTGATGGTCGCCGCGGTCTGGCCAGAGGACTTGTCCACCGACACGAGGCAGGGGGCCGAGAGGTAGCCCAGCGGCATGGCCGCGCCCGTGCCTTCCGTGATGGCGTCTTCCACGGCGAAGGTCAACTCCTCCGCGAACAGCGCCTCGAGCTCGCCGCCCAGCGCCTGCGCATCGGCCACCAGTTCGTCGGTCATGTAGGCCAACGTGCCCACCTTCCGCAGTTTCATCTCGACGCGCGAGAACTTCGGCTGCGACGCCGTGGCCGCCGTGCCCTGGTCCACCCAGTACGCGAGCACGCCACCCATGCGCGTGCTGGCCCGGCTCGTCTCGTCGATGACGTTGTACGCGATGTTGTCGGAGCCGATGGTCCGCACGTCGACGCGGCTCAGCAGCTCGCCGCCCGCGAACATGTCGCGCTCGATGCCGGCTGCGACTTCGATCGGCACGAGAAATCCGCCGTCAGACGGAATCGCGGTGCCCATCCCGGTTGCCGCTGCGTGCAGGCGCGGGTCGATGACGATGCCGGAGACCGCGTTGCGGACGGCGATGGCCCACTCGCCGAAGCCGGCCTTCCGCACCTGGGCGCGGGTGGCGTCGGTGGCGTGGTCGGGCAGCCGCGGCCCCCACGGGCGCTCACTGGCGTGGTCGGGGCCGACCACGAGGGGAGCGGTGGACGGCGCGAGGCGGTCCTGCTCCATGAGCTTCGAGGCACGGTCGATGTCCGTGTCGAGCACGGCGATGCTGGCCTCCAACGCCACGAGGCGAGCGTCCTGCTCGGGTGTGCGGTCGGCAGCGGGCGTCTCCAGAATCTCCAAGGCTGCTTTCTTGGCCTCGAATCGCGCCTGCCGCATGGTCAGAAATGCGCTCGCCATAGCTCTGGTCTCCTCGATGTGCGGTACACGACAAACCGCGCGCAGACCGGGCACGCGCCGTGACATCTTCAGGCGCGGAGGTCTGCACGCGGTTTCAATGGAACCCGCGAACGAGGGCAGTATAAATCAGGGTTTGGAGGGTGTACTACGGTTGGAAGAAAATCAGGAAACTCAGGGCGCGTCTCG